ACTAAAAAGGGATTTGTTGCTGATGACATGGAGGAGATACAGCTTTTTATGACATTAAATTATAAGCAAGCACACGAAATAGCTATTGAAAGGGGGATAGAGTTTGTTTTTCAGCAAAATGATTTTGATGAGATAAAAAAGAAATGTATAAGAGATTTAGTTGTGGTAGGAACAACTGGATTAAAAACATATATAGATCCATCAGAAGGAATAAAAATAAGATATGTAGATCCTTTAAACCTAATAACTTCTTACTCTCAATCTTCTGATTATAGAAATATTCAACACGCAGGTGAGGTTTACACAGTTACTATAGCACAATTAAAACAAATGGCTGGAGATCAATTTACTGACGATGAGTATGATGATATAGCACAAAACCACGCTAATAAAGATAAAGACGAGGACAGCTTATATGGTAGATCTTTTGGTAATTATTCATCTTATTCTAGTGAGCGTGATAAGTTTTCTGTACAAATAATGGATGCTGAATTTATATCAACATACGATTTAAATTATGAAAAGAAAGATAATTCTTTTGGAGGGTTTTCTGTTAGTAAAAGAAAAAAGGGATATAAACCCCCTAAAAAATCTAAATATAAAAGAGAGCAATTAAATAGCACTGTAAAAGTTGTTTATTCTGGAAAATACATTGTTGGAACTGATTATATATTTGATTATGGATTAGCTAAAAATATGTCTAGACCTAAATCTAATTTATCAGAAACAAAATTATCATATATAATATACAGCCCTAATCTAAACAATATGCGTAATGTTTCTTTAGTTGAAAGAATGATGCCTTTTGCCGATCAGATACAATTAGCACATTTAAAGATGCAACAAGTTTTAGCTAAAGCTAGACCTAAAGGAGCTGCTTTTGAAATAGGTTCATTAGAGAATGTCTCTAAAGGTGATGGAGGAACGTTTACACCTCTTGAGTTGCAGGAAATTTATGATCAAACTGGTAATATATACTACAGGCGTGTAGATGATGAAGGTGTAGCCTCGAATACGGTTCCTATACAGGAATTAGAAAATGGTATAGGTCGAGATATGATGCAGCTTATACAAATATACCAACACAACCTAGGAATGATTCGTGATGTAACAGGTGTTAATGAAGCTAGAGACGGAGCTAAACCCTCTAGTGAAGCTTTAGTTGGAGTTCAAAAAATACAGTTGATGGCTTCTAACAATGCTACTAGAGCTATAGATGATGGTTTTAATAAGGTGGTTGAAAACTTGGCTAAATCTGTATGTATGAAATTACAAGACATAGTTGAATATGATAAACCTGTAAAAGGATATATATCTGCTCTTGGTAAAACTGCTATGAAAACAATAGAAATTAATAAGAATGTTTCTTTGCATGATTTTGGTATAGGAATTGAAGCCGCTCCAAATGAACAAGAAAAAGCACAACTAGAGCAAGCTATACAAATGTCTTTAGCTCAAAAAGAATTAAGAATAGAGGATGCTATAACGATAAGAGATATTAACAATCCTAAGCTAGGATCTAGAATGTTGATGTTAAGGAGAAAAAAATATCAGCAAGAGCAGATGGCTATGGCTCAAGGTCAGGCACAAGCTAACTCTCAACAACAGCAACAAGCTGCTGCTATGTCAGCACAAATGAAACAACAAGAGGCTCAGATGCAAATGCAGATGGATGCTAAAATGAAGGAGATGGATGCTCAGTTTGAAATGCAAAAAATGCAGATGGAGTATCAAATGAAAAACCAGTTTGAGGAAGCAGCTCATGTGAGGAGACTGAAAGAAATACAAGTTGGTAATATTGGTAAAGTTGCAGCTAACAAAGCTCAAGGGGAGTCTAGAGAGAAGACGGTAGAGAAGAGTGCACATTTTCAATCTAAAATGATTGAGCAAAGAAAAGGTAAAGAGGGACCTATACAGGATCCTGATTTAGAATTAGGAATGTAAAAAAACTTATGGATAATTTGATTATATCTGTAAATGTTATATTTTTGCAAAAAGGTTTAATTTAATTTAATATATTATGGCAGATGAAATGGGCGATATAATCGCTGAACAACTAAGTGGTAATGTTGTAGAAGAACAACCTAAGGAATTACAAAAAGAAGTCGTAGACTTAACACAGGGTTCAGAACAACAAGTAGAAACCACAACGGAAAATAAAACTGATGAAACTGTGGAAACTCCAAAAGAGGTTCCGGCAGAGTCACAGGATAATGTTGATCGTTCTTTAAATAATGAATCTAGTAATCAACCTGAACAAGAGGTTGTAGATGCTAATGAGTCTGTTGAAAGAAACAAACAAGAGTTTTTAAAATTTATAAACGAGCAGTTTAAACAAAATTTTGACTCTATTGATTCTTTTAATAATGCTTTATCAACTAAAAAAACATCTTTTGCTAACGAACAGATAGAGAAGATGAATAATTTTGTTAGTGAGACAGGTAGGACTATAGCGGATTACATCAGGACACAGGCTGTTGATTATTCTAAAATGTCTAATGAAGATATTATGAGATTAACTTTAAAACAAGAAAATCCAGAATTAAGTATGGATGAAGTAAATGTTTTAATAGAATCTAAATATAAGTTAGGCAAGGATAAACACAGTGATGCTGAAAAAACTCTTGGTAAAATTGAACTAAAGAAGGACGTTGCTAACGCAAGGAAGAATCTTATTGAAATGCAGGAAAAATATAGAATGCCTGTTGAAAGTAATGATAATTCAGCCGAGCAGGAAACTGCAAGGAAAGATTGGGTTAATAACATGTCTTCTGAAGTTGATGAGGTTGAGTCTATAACGTTTGATATTAATGATTCTGGAGAGCAGTTCACATTCGCTTTAACTGATGATCATAGGAGTGATTTAGTAGATGCAAATTCTAATTTAAATGATTTCTTTAATCAATATGTTGATCAAGAAGGTAGCTGGGATTTTGATAAGTTAAATACTGATATGTTTGTCTTGAGAAATTTTCAAGACATAATAAGAAGTGTAGCTAATCAATACAGGTCTAAGGGAACCGAGCAGGTAGTAAAGGATATTAAAAATCCTTCGTTTAATAACGAACCTAGACAAAACACAGAACGTAAGAGAGATATTTTAGACGAGCTAG